CGTGTATCACTTAAACTTAAAGCACGCAAGGGTGTTGTACTGGGATATGGAGAGCATTGGTCTCCAACCTCTAACGAGAATGAAGATAACGATTTTTATGTAGTGAAGGCCGATACGCGGACCGCTGGTCCTTGGTCGGATAGAGACCTCTACATCCCAAGACAAGTAAGAAATATCACCTTATATCCGTGGCAAGTCGCCGTCCTCGAGGACGCACATAAGTGGGACACACGAAACATAAACTGTATTATTTGCCCGATGGGCAATATTGGTAAATCAACATTAAGGACATACGCAGGAGCACGCGGTCTGGCGCGCTCTTTACCTATGATGGAGAGTTATAAAGACTATATGCGTATGGTCATGGACACGCCTAAGTCTAAGTTATATTTGGTAGATTTTCCTCGCGCATTGAACAAAGTTACATGTAATTGTTTTTGGAGCGCTTTAGAGACAATCAAAGACGGTTATGCTTACGATGACCGTTATGGGTTTAGAGAAGAGTATTTTGATTGTCCGAACATCTGGGTCTTCATGAATGTCATCCCCGATGCCAATTTCCAGTCTAAAGACAGGTGGAAATATTGGGAGGTTTCAAATGGCGAGCTGAAGCTCTGTAATACTATATTTGAAACTACTGGAACTATTGGAACTATTTTAGTTCATGATGAATAAAATTGAGATTCAGGTGGTTGCTACGCAACAACATGGAACTAAAAAATCATTGAATAATTTTTGAAGAATTATAATTGCGGTTTCATCGGACCTTGGTTATAATTGTTTTTAGGTATTTTTTGTAATCCCGCGCATCGGGTCACTACGCTTCGCTACGATGATCCTCGCGCTTATGCGTCTTCAAACTCAGCATAAGTCTGGACGTTAAGTGTGTAGTAACTCGGAGTACCGAGGTCTTGAGCGACAGATACATTACCTATCGCTGGATAAAATGTGGCGAAAAGTGTAAGATTTTCTATCATGTCATCATTCGGATTGGTGTCCCCATCCTCATACTTGATGTGCTTATTTTTAAGAATATACTTCGTAACATCAAACCCGAAAGTACGGGTAAGACTAAAGTCGTTATTGGCTTGCGCAGTAACTGTGGGGTCAGGGAACAACGACCCCATCTTAAAGCGTTTTCTCCAATAAATCTTGTATTTATCTTTATTGAGAGGAAATAGAATCGTACCGGCAGTAGCATTAGGTGTTATTGCCTGAGCACCTGCTTGATATAAATCAGGTAACTCTGGTTCGATAGCAGAAGCATTATTTAATAATCTTCCGAAAAAGACATCGACATACCCTATGTTTGTATTAGCCAATACCACTGGAGGGTCTTCGAATATTTGAGTTGAAGGTTGGATTAATCCCTTGATTACCCACCGTTTTAATTTAATTGTATTACCAACGCGTTGCTGTTGATTTACGCCCTGTGTAAGGTCGAACATCTGGGAACCGGCTGCGTTACTACCGGGAGCCCAGAAAAAGTACTGAAAGAAATTAGGTTCACCTGCGATGCCCGCTAATCCCATAACAGGAGCAATGCGAGTAAAACTATCGGTATATTTATTCTCGACATTCTGAGATATAATCCTTTGGACTCTCTGAACCAAGGTTGGCTTGGCCCGAGCTTTGGTAGCCGCCTTAGCACGAGGCGACTTAACGGCCGATTTCTTATAAAGTTTAGCGTTTCTAAACATTCGACCTGGCATTCTTTTTTATATTACTATTACAAAAGATTTTAATTTAAGAAAATAAACGCGTTTTAATTTTCATTTTTTTTTCTTTTCCTATTATATAGGATTGAAATGACGCAACGAAGCAATATCTGCGTATGGGACTTTACAATAGCTAAAGCTAAGGTGGATGACCTTGACCGTCTTAAGGACAAGCTTAAGATTCATTGTAAGCGGTGGGTTTTCCAACTGGAAAAAGGTGAAAGTGGATACGAACATTACCAGGGACGTGTATCACTTAAACTTAAAGCACGCAAGGGTGTTGTACTGGGATATGGAGAGCATTGGTCTCCAACCTCTAACGAGAATGAAGATAACGATTTTTATGTAGTGAAGGCCGATACGCGGA